GCAGGGTGTAAATCTAGCACCTAAAGTAAAAGAACTTGAATTACGACTCGAAATGTTGGAAAATGTGGTAAAAGCATTACAATTGGATAAACCCCGAATGGGTCGCCCTCCAAAGGACAAAAATGGTACAGAACGAACTGAAGTCAATCCTACAGGCAGAGATTGATGATGCTATTGGCTACATTGAAACAGAAACTGTTGACCAGCGCAAACAGGCTTTGGAGGCTTATCTACGACAGCCATATGGTAATGAAGTTGAGGGTAAGTCTCAAATCGTTACTGGAGAAGTGGCAGAAGCGATAGATGGTGCGCTACCTAGCTTAGTCCGTATCTTTACAGGCTCAGATGATATTGTAGTTTTCGAGCCTCAAGGCCCTGCCGATGAAGCATCCGCAAAACAAGCGACACAATATTGCAATTGGGTTTTTGCTCGTGATAACGCTGGTGTAGCTATTCTGCATGATTGGTTCAAAGATGCCTTGATGCAGAAGAACGGCATCGTTAAGGCTTATTGGGAAAACAAAGAAGACATTACAAAAGAGCGTTACTTTGACTTGTCTGATGATGAGTTAGCAATGCTGATGAGTGATGAGAGCATGGAGATTGTCGAGCAAGATACGACAGAGTTTCCTATCTTTGACCCAATGGGTCAGCCAGTTATTGACCCAACAGGTATGCCTGTCATGGGTTCTACGCACAATGTCGTAGTTCAAAAGCGTAAGAAATCAGGCAAAGTTACGATTGAGAATGTTCCTCCAGAGGAGTTCTTGATTAGCAAGAAGGCTAGAACTATTGCTGATAGCCCATTCGTAGCCCATCGTCAAATGTTGACTCGTAGTGACTTGATTGCTATGGGGTTTAACAAGAAGCAAATTGAAGGCTTACAGATGGATGATGCTTTGGCTTATACGCCAGAGCGTGTGGCTCGTTACTCTGCTGGTGAGCAGCCTTACCAAGTTCAGACTGATGACCCATCGATGCAAGAGATTGAGGTCTTTGAGTGTTATGTCAAAACTGATATGAATGGCAAAGGTATTGCTGTTCTGACTCAAGTTTTCTACGCTTCAAACGAGATTCTTCAAGATGTAAATGGTAAGGAAATGGTTGAGGAAGTTGACTATGTTCCTTTCCACTCAATCTGCCCCATCCCAATTCCGCACAAGTTCTTTGGTAACTCGTTGGCAGATAGGACAACAGACTTACAACTGATTAAAACCACTATCACTCGTCAGATGTTGGATAACTTATATCTGACAAACAATGCTCGTGTGGTTGCTGTTGAGGGTCAAGTAAACCTTGACGACTTGCTTACATCTACTGCTGGTGGTGTTATCAGGGCTAAGTCACAGGGTGCTGTTCAACAGTTGGTTGTTCAGAACGTAGCGCAAGCTGCTTTCCCAATGCTTCAGTATTTGGATACAGTACAGTCTAAGCGTACTGGTGTGTCTGATGCTTCACAGGGCTTAGACCCTGCTATCTTGCAGAATGTGACTGCTGCTGCGGTAGCTTCAATGCAACAAGCTGGCGCAGGTAAGATTGAACTAATGGCTCGAATCTTTGCTGAGACAGGCGTTAAGTCTTTGTTCCAAGGCATCTTGCACTTGCTCTGTAAGTATCAGGACAAGGCTCGTATGGTTCGTATGCGTGGTGAATTCGTAGAGTTTGACCCTAGAACATGGGCTAACCAATACGATGTGTCTATCAATGTTGGTTTAGGCGCAGGTAACCGACAAGAGCAGATGGCTATGTTGTCGATGGTTCTTGCTAAACAAGAGCAGTTGATTGCTCAGTACGGCCCTGCTAATCCTTACGTTTCACCTGCTCAGTATCGTGGCACATTGGGACGCATGGTTGAGATTGCAGGGTTTAAAGATAGTGCTGAGTTCTACAAGCCTATTACGCCAGAACAAGACCAAGCGTTGAGCAATCCTCCTCCACAACAACAACAGATGCCTCCAGAAGTACAGGCAATTATGGCTAGGACACAGGCTGAGATACAGGCTAACCAAGCTAAAGCACAAGCTGACATTCAGTTGAAACAACAACAGATGCAGATTGATACAGAGATGGCACAACAGAAGGCTGCTCTTGAAATGCAGTTAATGCGTGAGAAGGAAGTTGCTAAGTTGCAATTAGAGCGTGAAAAACAACAGGCTTACTTTGCTATGAAGCAACAAGAGTTTGAAGCAGAAGCACAATTAAAAGCAATGAAGATTGGTGCTGGCATTACATCTAACGTAGAGATTAGGGGTTAATCATGGCACTTACTGTAGAAGACCTGTACAGACAATATGCTGGTCGTGAATCAGACCCAAGTGGAAAGGCTTTTTGGGAGGCTGGATTTGGTGAAACTATTGATGCAAATGAAGTTGCTAGTTTTATAAATGCTGTTGCCCAAGCGAGAGCGCAAGGTACAGAGCCAGCAGCTACAACAGCCAACACTTATTTCCAAGCCAATCCAGATGTTGCTGCTGCATATCAAACAAACTCTTATGGCTTAACACCAGAACAGTTTGCTAGTACGCACTACAATCTTTATGGTCAAACAGAAGGAAGAAGTGCAACTCCAGAAACAGTTACAACAACTTCAGTAGCACCTACTGCTCCTATCAATCCTACAGTTAAACTGTATCAAGATACATTAGGCAGAACACCATCTCAAGAAGAAATTGATAGTTGGAATTTTGGTTCTACTATTGAGCCACAAGAACTTGATAGTTTTCTTGGTGCTGCACGAAATGAAGCTGTTGATACCAAGCCTACAACAGGTGCAGTAGGTAACATAGCTAAACAGATTTTGGCTCAAGGGACTACAGATAAATGGAGTGGTCAAGGGTTTGGTTCTGCTGAAAAGAACGCTTATGACATGGCTGTAATGTTGGCTGGTCAGGGCATTACCGACATTAACCAATTTGGTAAAGCTATAAGAGAAGTCCCAACTTATGATGAAAACGGAAATCAAACTGGTACTCAAGCGGTAACTCAGTTTATTAATAAAGCAACTGGTGAGCCTATAAATTCATACTATGACAGAGCAGGTGGTGATGTTTGGGGAGGAACTTTTGCTGGAAAAGGCTCTACTTCTTATGGTGTTCAGTTTGACGAACAAGGTAAACCTGTTTTTTATTCTCAGTATGGTGGCTCTACTTCCGATATAGGTCAATTGATGCCAGTTATTCAGCTTGCATTAGCTGCAAGTGGTGCAGGTGGCTTGCTTGGTAATGCCTTGTTAGGTACTGGTGCTAGTCAAATAGCTTCAAGTGCATTGGGTAATGCAATTCTTGGTGGTGCTACAACAGGTCTTGCTGGTGGTGATGTTCTTAAAGGCGCATTGCTTGGTGGTGCAGGTGGCGCATTAAGTGGTTATCTGCAAGGTGCAAATGGTGTAACGCTTGGTAACGCTAGTGACATTGCAATTGCAATGGCAGACTCTGGTTCTACTTTGGCAGAAATTGAAGCGGCATTAGCAAGTCGTGGATTTGGCGCAGATGTTATTACTGATTCTTTAAAAGATGCTGCAAATGCAATGTTACCAAAGGCTGCAAATGTACCTATAGATGGTTCTAGTTTAGTGGATACTGTTAATGTTGTTGCGCCATCAGGTGCTCCAGCAATTTCTACTAACGCATTAACTAATATTCTTTCACAACTTCCAAATATAGTTGATGTTAGTAATATTTTTAAGGCTGGTGCTCCTCCTCCCAATATTGAAGTTAAAGATACAAGACCTATAAAATCTGATATTCCAGTAATTACTACAACTTCACCACCTGTAGGTACTACTCCTACAGTTACAAATCCAACAGGCACAGTCCCAACCACTAAAGATACATCATTAACTCCATCTGATGTTATTAAGATTCTTGGAATTGGAACTACTATTGCAGGAATTAACGCTGCTACTGGCGGTGGTGGTACTTCTGGTGGGGTTCAATATCCAATTGTTGATGTTCCTGCTAATTGGGCTACTCCTCCAAAGACAGGCGTTGCCCCTGCTACTGTATTGCCTCCAATTAACTTTGGCGACAGAAATCTACTAATTGGCACTCAATGGGAAAAGTTCCTAGACCCCAACTATGGTCAAGTGCCAGAGCCTATCCAATACTCACAGCCATCTAGCTTGAGTTACAACGATTTAATGGGCATCTTGGGTAGCAAGCAAGGTATGCCATCAGCAAGCACTTTGTCTATTAACGATATTATTTCTGGAATACAAAACCAATATGGACAAGCACGTACTGGCACAATGGGCTAAAAACCTGTTAAATGATGACTTTTTCAAAGAAGTCATAGATAATTTGAAAAAAGAACAGATTAGTGTAATAATTAACACAAGTGGAGAAGAATGTGATAAGCGTGAAGACGCTTACAGGCACATTAAAACTATTGAACTACTTACAGGACACCTAGAAGGCTTGGCCTCGGAAACTGTGATTAGAGAGAAGAAGTGGAAGATTCTGTAGCCTTTAGGCTACACCTCCGTCCAGAAGGTTTCTGGCGATTATTGAGATGACAAATGGAAAACACCAACCCTCAAGGGAGTGAAAGCCTAGATGTAAACCAAGCCGCTTCAGCGTTTGAAGGCATGATGGGTGATTCTGAGGAAGCTGACAACAGCCAAGCCGAAGAACAACCAGAGTACCAACAAGAGACTGACGAAGTTGAGTATTCAGAGGAATCTGATGAGCCAAAGCCTAGATATAAAGTCAAGGCATCTGGTGAGGAAGTCGAAGTAGAACTAGACGAACTTATCAAGGGTTATCAACAAGGTACGGACT